CGCCATAAGTACTTAAACGTCGTACCTTATTATAACCAGTACTACCAGCATCCCCTAACACATCACAGTTAAGGTCATGTACCACTCAGAATCAGTACTAGCATCTTGATCACATCGTCCAGTACTACAGGTGGCAACCATACGCCGAACACTGCCAGTACTAACGGAATGATCACGTAGTTGTACACAATCAAAAAAACGAACACATACGCGATGTAACGCTTCCAGGACGTGTCGTTAGGCTTAACCGTACTCTGCCTCTTGCCTGTAACGATCTCCTTGCTATGGGCTTCCTGTGAAGGGGTAGAATTGCCCACCAATTTACTGATCAAACCTTTGATTAACTCAATCATGTTAAGTCCTCCAATAGTTCACGAATTTTTTGCATGTGCTCTTTATCCATTCCTGCTGTGAACTTGAATTTCGCCATCAGTGCTTTATTCAAACTGCCCCACTGTGAACACAGCATACAAATAAGTGATGATTCAGCATGTAAGGCTTCGGCGTATGTTGGGAAACAGGCCAGGATGCTCTTTTTATACGGCTCACCTGCTTCGATCATTTCATTCACTGATTTACTGGAACTGGTGTAATCGTTCCAGTTCGATTGTTTACTCTCCGGCTTAATCTCTGAGATATTTTTAATCGATTTCCATACTCGTTTCTGACCGATATAGAATTCACCACTGTTCGGAAACTGGATTAAATATACGAAACATGCCGTTTCTTCTGGGATGAAATCTTCATCTTTGTACCACATTGCCCATTTCATTTCTTGTTCTTCATTTGACGCCATTTTTATCACTCCTTGATAAATACATTCATACACATATTTATGAGGAAACATCAAAATGAGCATCGAAACAGACGTAATTGAGTTACTGAAAAAACTTGAGGGTACTAAACAATACCAGACCAAAATGAAGTATTTCAGAAATGGCCTTTTCCATATCTATAAAGATTCCGAAGGTTTTGAAACTATCGGGTACGGTCATCTTGTTAAGTCTAGTGAACGTGGTAAATTCGTAAATGGCATCACAGAACAGCAAGCCGATCAATTACTGCTGGTCGATTACCAGAAGGCTAAACGTGATGCTGATTCATTTAATCTGGATTTACCAGAACGCTGGAATGCATTAGTTTCTATTCTTGTATTCCAGTTGGGTAAAGCTGGGTATTCAAAGTTCATCAAACATCTTGCAGCATTACAGAACCGCAATTATGCAACTGCAATTGCAGAACTGAAAAACAGCAAACTTTACCAACAGACCCCGAACCGTATTGATCAAATGCTATACTGGGTTACAAACCAATAAAACAACAAAGGCCAGCTATTATGCTGGCCTTTGTTGTTTTTCATGCTGCAATTCTAAAATGGTCAATACGCGTGATAGTTTCACATCAATTTCGTTGATTTTCATCTGAACGTTTTTCAGTTCAGATTCTAATACAACCTGTTCATTTTCGATTTTATCTAAACGTTGCTTCAATAGCTTCTGCTCAGATTGCAAATCACCTATGCGACGCTCCAGAGCTTCGCTATCTTGTTTAAACTCACGATATCGTGAAAATGCAAAACCCAGTACTGCCACGGTTGCACTCACACAACCGATTAATGTTCCTGTAATCATCATACGCAAATTCCGAGAAACAGACTCAGCGTAACGATTGTCCATAATGGCAGGCCAACAGTATGCAGTGCAGCCAGACCTAATACGGCTGCTGCATAAATGCCAAACTTGATTATTTTTTCTTTATTCATAGTACTATCCTCTCTCATGTGTACTGAGAGTATTTATTATTTTTACTCTAAAAACGCCTGTTTTAACTGCACCAGGTAGTACTGAATATTCAACCCCTTCACGAATAACTTGTATACATCGATTACCTGCACCTCGTATACATCATCGTAATATTGCCAGTTCACAATATCACCACGATTCAGTACTGGCTTCTTGTCATCCATGAATGCAATGTTCATGAAGTCATGCCCCATGACATCTACCCCATAACCGTTAAAGTACTTAGAATCTATGAATGCCTGATTAAATGGAATATTACACATAAGTACTTCATGACCGTCTAATGTGATGTTTTCTGTTACGTCTTCACTGAAATGCTGTTGCATTAGTTTCTCCTGAATATGAATGTACCTTTCATATTATTTATCACTAACCTCCCTTTCTGTTCGGTTTCATCAAAGAAGTCATATATCATCTTGCGTTTTTTCTTCTCATATTTACCGATAATACGTTTACTGCGTTTCTTTTTTTTCAGACTGGTATCGACCAAGAATTTCTTGCCGTTCTGTTCAACAACTTTGTACTTCTTACCCATCTGGGTATGCAGTCCTGCAATGTTGCCCTGAGCGGTCATTCTGGCATTACTGGTAGGAATAATTTTGTTAAACGTTGCCGGGTCATCTGTCAGTACTGAACGCAGATACGCGGCCTGCGAACCACGTACAATGATTTGGTTAGTCCTGATTCCATTACCATACTGAATGAAATTAAAGAATATCGCCCGTTTGGTGAAGTTAACCGCCCCGCCATCGACACTATTACTGATGTCATCCTGAATCTGTTTCGATAATGCACGGCAACGTTTTGTTAATTCTGACTGAAAATCGGTGATAAACAATTTGCCCTGACTATTCAGTACTCGTACTGCATCGGCGGGAGTTGCCCCCCGCCTGAATTCTCCTGTTATCATTTTTGTTCCCTTATGCTCTACCTACAATAACCGTTAAATCAGGGCCGTTGTATGTAAGCAAACTCCCATTTGACCGTAACTGAATTGTTAGCGTTATTTGCTGCCCTGCCGGAATTGTCATTGATACAGAACCGACACTAACATCACTCTCCAGACCTCTGGCAGATATATTTGCACCGCCTAATATATTTCCATTCGCATATATACTAACAGCACGTGTATTAGTTGTTTCACGCGGAGGTGTAAATGTACCATCATAACCACCCTTTACAGTCACAGGAATACACGGAATTGTCAGAATACGGGCAAACTGTGATTCTGCTGGAATTGTTATACCACCTGCACCTAACAGAAACATACGCATGATATCACCCTGAATGCTGTTGGCTTTCAGATTATCAATGGTACAGTTAACGAAAGTACCATTAGTGAATGAACCACCTGATGCATACACAGTACCTTTAAAATAACCATTCTCCGCGTAAACATCGCCTTTGAAATAACCATTATCAGCGAAAACGCTGCCACGGAAATAACCGTTGTTAAAGTAACTCGTACCGTCTTTTCGTATACACCAGCCCTGACCACCATCAGAAGGCCAGGCATCATTCCAGTTGTTCGAACTAATCTGATAACCAATTTTCGCGTTATTGATTGAACCGTCCTGAATTTTAGCATTACTGATACTCGCATCGGCAATATGTGCCTGTCCAATACTGGCATTAGCAATCATTGCAGAGTTGATGTAAACGGTATTGTTCTGTACTGCAAACGGAATTACCGGGTTAGATACCGCACCAGATGTTTTAGCCGTGATAATTTTAAAATCGTCTGCCACGAAATAAACAGCACTGGCTTTCGTATTTGCATCTGCATAGATACCCATACCTGCGATAGTACCGTTGGCGTTCACCTTTAATTCGTAATGGCTATTGACGGTATTTTGGTAGTCATGGCAGTACTGACACTGCTGATAGAACCGTTCATTTCAGATTTTGCCTGAGTTAATGCGGTTGATTGAGCCGTGTCTTTAGACGTGATAGTACTGTTCAGTGTTGCAACCTGAGACGTAATATTATTGTTAATCGATGAAACCTGTGCATTCAGTGCTTGTGTCTGTGCTGTATCTTTAGTTGTGATAGTACTGTTCAGTGTTGTGACTGCTGCACTGATATCTGTAGCTGTTTTACTGGTCAACTGGGTAATGCTGGTCGCGTTTGCTTTATCACCGTCTGTAATGGCCTTATTCAGCGTAGTGACCTGTGCTGATAAATCCGCTGCTGTAGTCGCCTGCAAATTGGTGATAGCAGTGGCGTTAAGTTTATCGCCATCAGTGATCAACTTTGTCGTTTTCGTTTCACTGGCACCGATTTTAGTAGTGGTGTTCACGTTAGCCTGTGCCACTGCGTCATCAATAGCAGTACTGATCTTGTCGTCCAGATGAAGGAAATCATTCAGTGACTGTTCATCCTGTGCTGACCAGTTAACCTTACTTTGCAAATCAACATAGACCCCCGCCGTATAGATGATCGAATCCTGGCCGAACTCGTCATAGGCTCCAGCTCGAACATAGTACTTGCCATCAGCGATAGGGAATGAATGCATGAACGGACTGTTAGTACCGAACCCTTTCAGGTTCTGCGTGAATGTACTGTTCGTAGCAACCTGCACCAGTACACCAGCAAAGTCAGTAGCCGATGCTTCAGGGCTGTTGTAGGCAACGAATAAAGACTCATAGCCTGCGTTAGCCGTAAAGCCAGTTAAGGCCGGGCATTGTGGGTTAGTCACTGTGATACGTGCTTCTGCACTGTAGATACTGCTGTTATGACCCCATGCCACCACGCCGAACGTACGTGTACGGCTTAGAGTATCCAGTTTGTTCATTGCATAGGTGTACGTGAACTGGTTCGCCTGAATGAAGTACGACCGCTTTTTGACCATGCCAGTGTCATACACAATGATTTCGTATTTGTTGAAATACTCGCTGAACTTTTTACCGTTCACATTTACGTATGACTGATCATCCCAACCGATAATAAAATCGAGTGCATCGGTTGTATTGGCAGTACTGCCACGGTTGATCAGATTCAGGCCAGTAATTGCAGGTAGGGTAAACGCGAAATCAGGTACAACACCGTTCTGTGTAACTTTGTCGGACACAATGCCGAGGTTGTTGAATGCTGCTACTGCGAAATCATACTGTACCCCTGTTGTGAGGCCGTATAGCTCATAACTCAGTACGTACTGGTTCGTGCTGCCGCCATAAGTCCATGTTTGCGTACCCGTCTGACGGTAGTACACGTAGTAACCACGCAAGTACTGATCGATACTGGCTGACCATGAAAGAACTACAGTCTGCCCCTGATTAGTTGCCCCCTTCTTAACTACTGTGAGGTTTGACGGTGGCAGTACTGCTACTGGTTTCGGTAATGTTCCTTCCCAGCCATACATCGGTACGTCTACGCCTTCATAAATGCCCTGGTGATACTCAACACATTGCAACTGAACCATACCGATACTGTCGGTATTCGTGCTAATCGACTTACCCGCTACCCTGAACAGCTTATTCTCGTAACCATGTTCCGGGAAATTAACGGTAATTACATCCCAAACGGCAATATCCCAGCCACTGTCAGTACTGAAACTGATTGTATTGTGTGAGTACTTGCCTTTCAGCAATTCGATGTTAATCAGATGTTCAACCTGATCTTTGTCATACACCCATGAATAGTCCAGGCTTTTAGCAATAATCAATCCATCACTGGTTAATACATCACTGGCCGGAATATCAGACGGAATACGCAAAATATCATCACTATAATTATTTGTAGTGTTCTTCCATGTTGCATCGATGGTATTGAAATAATCGCTGATGCCACTCGTAGTACTGACAAATTCACCGAAAATTGTTGATTCGTCAAATGTCTGTACTGACAGTGCCGGAATATCTACAGTCAAATACAGTTTGCCACAATGAATACTGGTAATACCGCCAAATGTCATCAGCATTTTTTCAATGTTTGATTTATACGTGGACTGATAATCAATAGCACCATTACTATACATCTGATAACGTGTACAGTACTGTGCTGCCGTCTGGAATGATGCAATGTCAATATTACCGGGACTGACACCGAGGCCATATTCCGTATTGGTCACATAATCGTATAACTGGTTTACGGGGTTATTGCTGACGATAGTAGTACCAGACACTAAATCGTAGATCTTTTTGCCAGAACATTCAGCAGTTAATACGTAACTATCGTTAACTAACAGGTTGTCCTCTAATGATTTCTGAGTTTTTTTGATAACGGTATATACTTGTACGATCCCATTACCTTTGAACGTACTATTATTCCACTGAGAACCACCATAAGTACCAGCCAGTACTTTACCCGCCGTGTAATTAGGCTTCCCGAAATATACCTCTAACTGCAAAATATCACGGTATTTCGCATCGATACTGGTATTCGGTACAACTCCTTCAACTGTAACAGGCGTTGTCAGTACTGGTTCGTCATCAAGCCAGATTTGGCTGACCTTGTTAATCTCACCCATTGCCAGGGCATGACTCGTAAACAGGTACTGACTGCTGTTGTTCTGCACGTTGTACCAGTTAACTATTGAACCGCATTTCACCTTTTCACCGTACAGTATGGGGATTCCCGATTGTGGGCTGGTAGAACGGCTGAGAGTAGTAGCACTGTCTGTATGAGGTGTAATACCCGGCATCTGTGACAACATCGATGTGGCTACAAGTGATGCCGCACCCGCCCCGGCTCCCCATGCTGCCGCTGCCGAAAGGCTTGCACCGCCTGTGTATACGGCGGCTGCAACTGCAACCGCCGTAATAAGGGCACCAAATAAACCAGCACCTGTAATTTTACCCCCCATTATTCACCCCCTACCGTACCTGCGTTAGGAGTGATCCGGTAAAATTTCCAGTCATGTAGCCAGGGCAGTACTGCAACATTGAATCCAGTACTGTCAGCATTCAGGGCAATGTACTTACCATCCAGTACTACAGAACCGTGAATACCGTTAACCATAACGTCACCCATAACAGGCGTATCAACCTCAACACCATGACGTTTACAAATATCTTCCAGTGAACCCAGTTCGTGTTTAGTGAACAGTTTCTGACCTGCTTTGATGGTTTTATATTTGCCCAAAGCCAGATCGGTATATGCAGTACCGCATATTTGATCAATAACTCTCAGTACCAAAATATTGCAATCATTCTGGCCTAACAGAAATTCAGTACTGATACATTCCTGAGCAATGTTGTGAATTTTGATTATATTGTTTCTCATCTTACGTCCTTATTTCTTATAGTTCCATTTCTGTTGAGAATTTATTTTCCCGAGCAGTGCGAAATATTGATCATTTTTGTGTGTACTTTGATGCACTGAATTGGCGGCTAATGTGCGTTGCTGTACGTCCAGCTTCTTCCATATGCTATTAACGTTTACTGTTAATTCGTTCTTGATGTCATCGTTATTTGATACCGATTCAAAATAATCAATATAGCCACTGAACATTAATGAATTATCCAGTACTGTAGCGTTTGCAGGATTCAGTATTGTCAGCCACAGATTAACCTGTGCATTTTTCAGACCGCCTGATAATGCCAGTGCCTGAAATGCCTGTGATACATTGCTAACCTTGAAAGACATTGAGTCGTTACTAATATCTTTCTGTTCACTGAACGAACCAAAACTGTCATTAATGAAGTCCGGGAAACTGGTGTATAAATTACCGCTGATACTCAGATCGATATAACCATCATTAAGATGAAGTGCCTGTACGCCATAACCTTGTACTGGATATATATCAACACATTTAACCGTTACGCCTAATTGCATAACTTCTGATACTGTTAGCTGGGATTTATTACCGCCTCTGGTAAGGTTCCAGTACTGTAATAATGCCGGATTGGTAAACACTGCCTGATTCATTACAGGGCCTCCGTCGCTTTAACTTGTAGACTGATAATATTTGTTGATTGCAAATTAAGGTCACAATCCACATCAATAATAAATGTCCCGGTAATGCCCTGATAACGAATTACTTCACCTGCCTGTACGTTCTGACGTAATGCCGGGAATACGGTAATGGAGGTCCCTGTATTGGCAATAATGCGATGAATTTTAGTGCTGTTCTGAAAGGTAACTAACGTACCTACTTCCAGTACATTACTGTTGCAGGGAATGACCGTACCGCCTTTATTAACGGTTGCAGTACTGGATACTGTATTAAATTGATTGCCTGTATACTGGCTGTAATAACCTAAATCTGTACTGAATGGCCGACCCTGTGAGTACTGAGCAATAAAGTTCAGTACCTCTTGTCTGTCTGCCTGATTGAATTGAATATTAAATGAAATCTGATAGTACTGAATACCTGTACTGCGTCGGATTTGTGCACCCGTCCAGCTCTTATTTGAATAGGCGGGTTCGGTACTTTGTAATTTGAAATCACTTATTTTGATATTGTTTGAAAATAAACCCATGATGTTCTCCTGATTTAAAGTATTTATCAGGAAAAGAAAAAGCCAGCGTGAATGCTGGCTTCTGGTATTACGTATTTCTGGTCTGTGCTGCTCGTACTGCCTGCATCACGTTATTTGAATGCTTTTTCAGCATGGTCTGAAATTGCTGATCGGTAATTTGACCACCGCCATTAACCACTAACGGGGCATTGATTACAGTCTGACCAGTACCACTATTATCTGACTTATCCTGTTGTTTCAGGAATTGAGTTAAATCACGGTTGTTATCGTTGTTCAGAACACGTTCACCCGCTTTCAGAACCCATGTTGATTCATCATTACCACCCAGTTTAGGTACTGAATCAATACCAC